TATGATTATTTAGGTCATAAAAAAACCGCCGAAGCGGTTTTGTTTACTTTTGAATCATCCAACAACCTTCATTGACATGGTGTTCTGGATCATCTCTTAAAGAAATAATTGAGTTTTTATCGATACCCATTTCATCACAGAATTGATATATTCCGTTTCTCACGGTGTTTACACCACGGTCATCAGTAAACCAATCATGGCCTGAAAATATACCACCTTGTTTAACTTTAGGCCAGTAGTTCATACAGTCCTGGTAAACAGATTTATGTGAATGATTTGCATCAATAAAAATCCAATCTAATGAATCATTTTCAATAAATTGGTGTCCTATTTCTGAAGGCTTTTTAATCAAAACAACTTTGTCTTTATTCTTATTGTCGGGACTATTTAGTTTGTCTAAGAAAACTTCACCAACACTTTTCATTGTTTCACCTTTCATGTGACCCCAAGGACAATCATCTGCATAATCTTTATATTCGTCCCATTGGTCTACAGCATAATACTTTGTAATTCTTGGAATCTTTTCCATTAAATGAAACATATTTGTACCAAAAGCAACACCAACTTCTGCTGCAACAATATCACGGTCAAGAGCGTTCAGTATTTTAATAAAACCCGAAGAACTTTCTCTTTCAAAAATGTCAGGACTTGCCAACCATTCGGCATAAGGTCTATAATAATATGAATCATCAAACATAATAAATCTCCTTTTAAAAATCATGTACTTTTATATAGGCCATAAAAAAAGAGACCTCCGAAGAGGCCTCTTTAAATGTCACTCTTAACGGTGACTTCTTCCCATCTCAAGGGATTACATCAAGTTCTTGACACCGAACAAACGATAGTACACGTTTCTACGAGCCTGTAAACCGCCGTTGTCAGGGTATACACCAGAAGCACCGTTAGAGAATGGATTTGCAACCATGCCGTAACGAGTCTTGAAACCAATCTTTGGTTGGAATGTATACTGGTCAACAGCACGAACCATTTGTAACGGCACGTATGGACAGTAGAACAGACCAGCATCATAAGGAGAAGAACCCTTATAACCGATTGTTACCAATTCTTGGTTAGATGTGTAACCACCGAAGTATGGGTCGATATAGACCTTGATACGGCCGTGGAGCATACCAGCAAATGTATTGCCTGTATCGTCAACTTGGAGGTCAGCAGACAAAGCAGGAGTGTATTGTAACACACCAGCCATAGCCATAGCAGATGCAACGTCTGAAGAAACAATCAGAACGTTACCTTTACCTCTACGAGTTTGTTTTGCAATGACGTTAGCATCACGTTCAATTTGGAAAATCAAACCTTTGAAACGCTCAACTGACCAACGGCCGTTAGAGTCTGTGTCAAGGTCGAAGAAACCAGCAGTAGTAGTACCATACTGAGCACCTGCAACGGCACAAGTATAGATAGTACGAATAACTTCACGGTTGATTTCAGCCAAGATTTCTGTTGACAGAATGTTTGACAATTCTGTTTCAGCATCCAAACCATGGATTGCTTTCAAGTCTTGAGCAAGTTCAAGTGAATATTCTGCCTTCAGAGCACGTGACTGAGCAGTAACAGTAACTTTCTCGATAGAGAAGGCCATTTGTTGGAATGCTGCAGGACCGTTATCTTGAGTACCCAAGATTTCAGCGTTAGCTGTTGGCATACCAATACCAGAAGTAGTTGTGTTACCTGTTGGGTTTTGGAATTGACCAGAAACGTCAGATGCACGTGTACCTTGGAATCCGTATGGATTGTTCTCAGAGAATGAACCAGAGAATGCTGTGTTAGCTTCGTTGAAGAAAGCTTCTGTACCTGTTTGATTAGTGTAACGAGCACGCATTGCGAAAATCAATCCTGTAGGACCAGTCATTGGCTGAACGCCAGCAACGTCATAAGCGATAAGATTTGGCAAAGCACGGCGTACCAAGCTAATCAAGATTGGGTCAAAGTTGTTTACACCAGAACCAGTGATGTTAGCAGGAGTTGAACCGCCTGTAGCTGCTTCGTTCAAGGCCATACGGTCTTGAGCCATAGCTTGTTGTTGATTTTCCAAAACAAGTGCTGTAACTGAACGCTTGTATGGGTCTTTGATGGCTTCGAGTTCTGGATGATTCAGAACTGGATCCCATTTCTTTTGTAGTTCTTCGGTCAAATACATTGTAATTATCCTTTTTATGTATTATCGACTAATTACTTAGCCAGAGTTTGTGAAATTGCTTTTGTATAAATTTCCATTGATGGATCAGAGAACACTTGTTTCTTTTCATCTTCAACTAGAACTTCATCCAAAGCTGAATTGTCTGCAACTTTAACGTCTGCTTTGAAATATGATTCTTTCAAAGTTTCTACCTTAGTTACAAATTCTTCCTCAGTAGTGAATTCCACACCCTCTGCGAGTGATTTTAATTTTTCTACTTGAGTCTGAGTCAGGCCTTCACACGCTGTGTAGATAGCCTCGATTTTTTTCTGTTCGTTAAGTGCCTTGGTCAACTCAACACCACGAGAGATTTGTTCGTTTAATGAACCTTCAAGTTCTTCCACTTTATTGGCCAATTCTTCCACAACATTTACTTTGTCTTCTGGAATATCAATATAGTGTTCTTCGAACAAACCTTTTAGACCAACGATAAAGTCTTCTACGATTTCAGCACGTAGACCTTTTTCGATAGCCAATTGATTTTCTTTCATCCATTCTTCAACCATATAATTGAGATAGTCATCAACTTTAGATGCCAATTCTTCTTTGATTTCTTCAACAGCAGTTTCAAACTGTTCTGTCAAAGCAACTTCAGCTTCAGCAATAACTTCTTCAGCACGAGCGATAACGGCGGCTTCAAAAATTGTGGAAGCTCTTGTTACGAATTCTTCTGAGAGGTTTTCGCCACCCAAGAGAGCATCTAAGTCTTCTTTCATTTTTTCTTTTTTGAGCATTTTCTTTACCATTTCTTTATCTTCTTCTGCATCAGCGTGTTTCTCGCCTTTTTCTTTTTCTTCGGCAAGAGCTTCTTCTTCATCATATTCAGATTCTTCATTGTAATTAGAAGAAGAAGAATACTGTTGAATACCTACGCTACCTTTGTTGGCCTTCATCATTTGTGGTGGCAATTTACCAGGCTTACGGTCACGAATTTGGTCATAAGATGTTTCGTCATCTTGATGTGAACCCATATCAGCAGAAGCACCTTCTGAGTCACCATTTGGACTTTCTTGTGGTTGTTTAGCCAATTTTTGCATTGGTTGTGAACCTACAGGAGGTTTAGCACCAGGAGGTGTTGCTGTCTTAGTGCCTTTAAAATAGTCTGGGAATTTATCGTTAACATCATTTGGTGAATCACCAATTTTGCCAACTTCTTGTGTTCCATAGGCAGTAGAACCTTTGATAGCGTTAATGCCTACTTCGTTACCACGGTCTGGATTGCCAGAACGAGCTCCTGCTTTGGAACTAATATTGGCATTAAATGTTTCTTTGGATCCTTCACCAACCAAAATTTGTTTAGCGGCTTCGGATAAGTTAAATTTTTTCATTTTGAAAAATCTCCTTGATTTATATTGGATATTTATATTTAAAGTTTTTTCAGGAAGTTTTCGAATATGTGTAGACTTACTTTCTCAATCTCCTTACGTGAAACTTGGCGAATTTCTTGCCTTGCTTGTTCGTAATTTTGTTCAGTCCATACACCATTGACCAACATCCATTCTTTGCCTTCCATAATACCTTGTACAAAAGCACCAGGTGCAGAAGGGTCTGCTACTATATCCGCCGCTGTGGCCAGATAGAAATCGGGCTGAACAACATTAACTCCGTTAACGTTCTTTAATGAGCCCATGCCTCTTGAAGATACACCTAACTGAGCACCACCTTCAATGAGGCTTCTGGCAATTGCTCCCATTGGTGTATCTAAAATCTTTGCTTTACCGATCCATTGTGTACCATCTTCTCTCAACGATACAATCATGTGAGACACACGGTCTAAATTAATAGAAGGAGTATCTGGATGTCCCAATTCACCGAAAGCACGATTCTTATTAATGTAACTTTCAGTATAACGGTCTACTTCTTTTCTGAGGGTATTGAACTCATATAAACGACCGTTCTTATTTTTTCTTTCGGCAACAAGAAATGGTCCTTCAATATGAAGAACTTTCTTACCGTCGGAATCTTCGGTAATATAATTTACCGTTTCTGTAATCTCTTTAATGAGTTTCATTTATAATCCCATCGAATATCTTCTACGCAAGGACTGTTTTCTTTTTCTTAGTGCTTGTCCTAGTTTAGCACGCCTCTTGAACTTACTCTTTCTCACAGCCATCTTACGATGTCTACGTTCGGCGGGAGACATACGAGTCATTTTTCCGCCACGCATTGTATAACCTGGAACGGCAGATACTTTCTTACGTCTTTGTACCTTACCTTTTCTAATTCTTACACGAACCAACTTGGTTCTACCCATTCTTTGGATATTGCCTTCATCAAGGTCAAACATCTCCAGAGCTATCTTAGCTTTTTCTTCAGTCAATCTTTCTTCGATTAACTCATCTAATTTTTCTTCCAACATTTCTCTGGCTTCTACCAGTTTGTTGGCGAGAAGTTTAGAGACAAAATCTTTCATTATGGCTTCAATGCATAATTGCCATAATTAAATGCTGCTGGGTCATTAAACTGACCACGTTGATAATGAGCATTATCTTTACGTAGTTCCATGATTAGAGTATAAGAATCTCCAGCATTCATGTTGCGTGTAGTGATACCGATATCACCGTTGGCACCAGCAGTACCTTGAGCATTATTTGATATAGTAATCCAGTTACCTGCACCGTCATATTCTCCATTACCATTCAACCAAAAGATTGGCGCTGATTGTGTGGCAGTCCAAGATAATAGAACGTCACCATTAGAAGAACAGTCATACCACAAACGATATAGACCTAAACCATAATAAGGTTTGGCTGTGTTACTAACACTAAGAGTAGACCTCAATG